ATAAGGCAACAAAATCACTTAACAAGTAATGAAGTTAGACAGTTGCTCAATGATTGCATTTTGCCCGACAGATTTACTAATAATGCTAGAACTGTTGAGAGATTTACAAGAGCTTTAAGGTCATTTGATGACCAAAACATTATTGATCTTGCTCATGATATAGAATCTCAATATGAAATTCGTGAGTGCTATGATTGTCAGCATATTGATTTTGCAGATGACCAAATATCTTGTTATGAAGGCGATTATCATGTCTGTCAAGAGTGTTGTGATAGCAATTATTCTTATTCAGAATATCGTAGTACCTATGTGCATTACGAAGATTATGATGATGAAGAAGATTGTGGACAAGACTATAATGGTGTTTATGATTATTGTCATAGAGTTGAGGACGATTTAGGTTTTCAAAGATTACCTCACGAAAAACATAGTAAAGATACTCTTTATTATGGCATTGAGTTAGAGGTTGAAAGAAGAAAAAATTGCCCAACAGATATAGCATATCATATTCAAGATAATGTTTTAAGTGGGTTTGCTCAATGTAAATCTGACGGCTCTCTTGAGAATGGTTTTGAGATAACGACTTGTCCAATGACCTATGGAAAACATAAAGAGGTATGGGAAAAATTCTTTAAAGATAAACAATGTATGGACTACCTAAAAGGTTGGAGTACAGACACGGCAGGACTGCATATTCATATCAGCCGTTCTGCTTTAAGACCTTCAGAAATTGGTAAGATATTGGTATTCATAAATGATTCTACTAATGATGAATTTATCAATGGAATTGCTGGTCGTTCTTCAGACCAATGGGCAAGGAAATCACCTAAGAAAATTACTGATATGAGAAATCATAGTGAAAAATATGAAGCTGTAAACACAGGACATAGAAACACTATTGAACTTCGAATATTCAGAAGTAATGTATCTAAACACGGCTTTTATAGAGTGCTAGAATTTACGGATTCTCTTGTACAGTTTGCCAAAAATTATACAGGTTTAACAGGCATGAGTTTGCACTATAAAACTTTCTTAAGATTTATGAGCAATCAAGATGTGAAAGCTCAGTATCCTAATCTATCAGCATGGTTGATTAGAAAAGGTTATATCAATGGAAAACCTTCTCGCCAAGTAAGTTGGCAAGGAGAAAGACAACAAGACACAGCTAACTAAAGGAGGTTAATTATGTGTTTAATTATTAAAACTGACGAACCAAGTAAGTTAAGTTTGAATCTATTAGAAACTGCTTACAACAATAATTCTGATGGGTTTGGAGTTATGTTTTGCAACAAAGGTAAGTTGCACACACAAAAAATTGTACCTAAAACTTTCAAAGATGTAGAAAAGTTATGGTCAAAGTACAAGAATCTTGATGTGCCTATGGGTTTACATTTTAGATTCAATACTAATGGGGAAACTGTTAGAGCTATGAGCCATCCATTTCAAGTCTTATCCAAAGCAAAAGGAGATGACAGGGATATGTGGGTAATGCACAATGGTCCACAGCTACCAACACCAATGATTGATGACAACAAATCTGACACTCATCAATTTGTTAAATTTATAATAAGACCTCAGCTATCAGCTAATCCTAAGTTATTATATAATGCTGAATGGCAAGAAATGATTGAGGAACTTATTGGAACTGATAAACTTTTATTTCTAGATGGTAAGACAAAAGAGTTTATTATCTACAATGAAGAACAAGGTAAAGACATAGATAATATAGGTTGGTTATCCAATACCTATTCTATACAGCCAAGTTTTTCTTCAACAAGAGATTATGAATATGATTTTGAGACTAACACCATGAAGAAAAAGAAAAGCGATTGGCTTGATGATGATGATTGGGGTTATGGTGGTAGCTATGCAAGTTATGGCAATAGCTACAAAACACCTCATAAAACTTCATCATGGTATGGCAAAACAGATTCTAATAATGCTATCAATGAAGATGTTATCAGAAAAGAAAATCAATCTGATGTGTATGGTAGAGTAATTGATAGTGATTACACAGCCACTACTCATTACGATAACACAGGCAAGTATTCTCATACAACTTATGAGCCAACAACTAAAGGCAAAGGCAAAGAACTTATACCTTATGAACAAGTAGATCCTGCCATGAAAGATAAGACTAAACCCAATAAAAATCATGTTTTAAATGGTAATAAGAAATGTATGGAAAGCATGGAACAAAGAGATTACTATTTAGATAATATGTATAACGGAAAGAGATTGGAGTGGGAAGATGTCTGCTATCGTGACATGGAAGAACTTATAGATTTATGTGAGGAAAATCCACGAGGGGTTGCCAAATACATTTATGATTTAGTGCTAGGAGGTGTGTATGACAAATAATATAGTACCAATGTATACTTGGATTGACGGACTAACTTATGAATTTAAAATACCTATGACTTTAAATGGTATGAAAGACATAAGAATAAGAACTACTACCTTTGGTGGTAAGGATGTATGGGCAAACATAAAAGGAAATAAGTTTTCTAAATTGCCTAATCATTTAAACATGAAAGATATTATCTTTGGTGTGATGTACAAAGGAGAAAAAGAAATTGATTGGTACGACAGCCAACAAACATTAGACAGTAATGATATAGATTCTTTTTGTTTCAAAGGCAAAGCAATAATAGATTATCATGACTATGAAAATACATACAATCCTTATGTAAAGTACAATAGTTTTCAATTAAATACTTTATTGAATAATGATAGAGTACAATCTTCTTTATGGAGAACAGTTGAACAGTATAAAAACAATGGTAAGTGGGAAGATATGCGAAGAACAAAAAGATATATTCAAGATATAACTTCACGAACTAGCATTAAAAGTATGTGGAAAATCCTTACTAAAGATTTAAGTATTAAGGATTTTATTGTACCTAATCCTGCTATCTCATTGAAAATAGTTTCGCCACAGAGTTATCCATTTAATGGACAAAATATATTACAATTCTTATTTACTAATAAGGTACAGACAGAACAGCAAACTCTAACCAAATGGGTTAAACATAATCCAGCCGCGAAACCTATTAAAACATTAGAAGATTGGGAACATTACATACAAGCAATGGAATCTACCTTAGAAGATGGAGAAGAATTAATTGAAGAAGATGACCCGTTTTAACTCTCGTATTATTCCGATTGTGTACCGATAGAACACGATAGGAACTAAACTAGAGGTAAGGGGGGCAAGTGACGAATTGTATCTCACTTGCTAAGAACTATACTATATATAGTATAATAATATATAATAAAAATCGTATGTATATAAGGATATTTGGGGGAAATACATGGGGTGTTTTCCCAAACAGATACCTATCGTGTTTTGTCGGTAGTCAATCGGTAGAATACGAAAAAACTTATTGACATTAAAGGAGAATATGATATGATAGCTTTTTTTATAGGACTAATTATTGGTATGATTACAACTTATTTTTTATATGGCACTTGGCTTTGGATTGAAGGTGGGCTATGAAGATACTTGAACTCTTGCCAGAAGGAGCAAGACAAGTCAGATACATACATCCTTATTATGAGTACCAAGAAGATGATGAGGGGAATGTTATAGACGAGTGGTGTAGTAATGAAGATACTTGCACAGATGTATGGTATGATATTATAGATAAAGTACATAGAACTAAGACACCTATATACTACCGCAGAAGAACTAATCTATTAGCCATAGAAGATGTGGCTAGATACTCACGCAATATAATTCAACACAACGATAGAGAAGATACTTGGAATGAGATTTGCAAATGTGTGAGAGTGAGAAGATTAGGCAGGAGAGTAATGTTTATTTATGATGAGAAATACATGAAGAAATTGTGGGATAAAAAGGCAGACAAAAGAAAGCTTAAGTCTAAACTATTCCGAAAAAGGAAACTGCCTTTAACTTCATCACATTTAAATGAACTTAACATGGAAGATTTTAGAAGGGAGATAGCTGATGAGTACAGTTCGTAATGAAAAATTACTAGAGAAATTACAAGACAAGACTAAAGATTATAAAATAAACAATCTTAAAATGGTTAAGGTGGAATGGCTCGACGCAATGTCGGATGATAACACATGGCAAGAGCTAGAAGAATTGGCTAAACAAATACTGCGACCCGTCACTTGTGTCGGTTGGATTCTCGCAGAAAATGAGGATAATATTATACTTATATCTTCGTTTGATGAGGAGTCTCAATGTGGTGGTGGTGGCTGCACTATACCTAAAAATTGTATAACTAAATTAACAAAACTAGAGGAGGTAAATAATGGCTAGAAGTTTATTGTTTGTATATGGTACTTTGAAAAAAGGTGGTGGCTTACATCAGGTGTTAGGCAACTCATCAAACTTTAAGGGAACTTATATAACAGAAGAATGTGAATATAATATGCATGATGTGGGTTGTCCAATCATGGTAAATCAAGACGCAGGTTTTCGTATAAGGGGAGAGATATATAATGTGACTCCAGAATGTATGGAGAGGGTGACAACAATAGAATGTAATGCGGGTTACATTCCATTTATTGTTGAGGCTTACGAAGAAGATTATCCAGAGGGTGAGCCTCTGAAAGCGATAGCATTTATGTATCCTAATACATATTCAAAAATGGGTGTGTCAAATAGGATTAATAACGAAAAAGGAATAAAGGAGTGGGTAGCATGATAGGAGAATATTTTGCAAGACTAGTAGTTATTATTGCATTGACTTGTGTACCAACAAGTATTATATATGCATATATAACTGACCCAACATATAGAAATCCGTTCTCATTGTTGGTATTATTATTTTTTACATACATAGGAGTACATATATGGCTAAGAAAAAAGAAAAGAAATTAATAATTAAAGATGATGTATTTCCTCTAGAGTTTGAGGAAGAACAAGAAGCCGATCATGTGATAGACGGCTATCATGTACACACCGTAAATCAACATGAACATTTCAATGATGATTTAAGTACAGATGAAAACGATTATGAAATGGAACAGGAGAAAGTTTATGCCGTTCAATCCGAAGACTTACAACCTATTGCAGTCGACAGATATTTCGAACGCTTTGGAAAAAGCCGTAGAACACCTAGATAATAGTGACTCAGACCGTCCTATTATTATAGCGAAGCATGAGAAACCATTCGCATTACAAATGAAAATGTATAGATACATTCGTGCATTTGCTGTGCAGATGAAAGACAAACCAGATGTTGATGAAAATAAATACAGCCATTTGGTAGTGACAACTGTGCCACAAGGTGTTAAGATAACATCTGCATTGGAACAGAAACCATTAACTTTAACTACGGAGAAAGGAGAGGAGTTATGATTAATGATGAATTAAAAAAGAAACATGATGAAATGTTTAAGGAATGTATTGATTTAATGAGAGAGCCTATTTCTAAAATGGGTGACAAGTATCCATTAGAAATAATCAATGCGTCTTTAATTGAATTAGGTTTGAGAATGTCTATGATACAAGGGGGCACTTATCATACGATAAGAGTGTTCGCTAATGTTATGGATAACCTGGCGACCTTTGGTCAGATGATTGAAAAAGATTTACAATCTATGCTTGAAGAAGGGCATGAGCCAAATCCATTTGACGATTGGAAGTACACGGATTCAACCAAGAAAACTATTCACTAAGAATTTTGTTGACATGGTGTCGACAATAGTATATAATACATGGAGTGTGTGATGTATAAAAAGAAACTATTAATTTTAATATTTAAAACCTCTGCCCTTGTGCAAACTTACTCTAATAAAGTAAGGGTGTGGGCATTGTATAAAATGCATGAAGTTAAAAAGCAAAGTAAATACAAACCACACAAAAAATATATGAGAGGTAAGAAATGAAAAAATTTGATGTGACTACTTCCCATTGTTTTACACAGCATTGGGAGGTCATGGCTAAAGATAAGGAAGAAGCCGCTAAAAAAATTATGGAAGGTGATTTAAAGTTTGATAAAACTTCAAGGACTTATGTGTCCAATAAGTTTACCCGTGCTTTGATAACGATTCCAGATGCTACAGTATTGTCAGTTGAACCTATCAAACCTAATGATGTGGAAAAACATACAGATACTATTGACATAGATGTGGAGGGTAGTTATGGTGGAACAGATCCAGATTAATAAAGTAACACCTCGAAGTGGTGCCTCGTGGTATATAAAATGGTTGGCATCAATTACATTGCTAGTAGGTATGTCATTTACTAGCATAGAACTTATCCCTTACAACTTATACTTACATCTGTTAGGTATAACAGGTTGGTTAGTTGTAGGAATATTGTGGCATGACCGAGCATTGATTACAGTAAATGCTGTCGGAGCTTTTATATTCTTGAGTGGGATAGTAAAATATTATTACGGTTAGTAGGAGAGGAGCCAGACAAATGAATATATTTTTCTTAGATAAAACACCATACAAATCAGCACAATATTTGTGCGATAAGCATGTGGTAAAAATGATATTAGAATCAGCACAGATGTTATCTACTGCTGTTCAAAGATACACAGGTAGAATGGAAGAACTATACAAACCTGCGTATCAAAATCATCCCATGACAAAATGGGTAGGAGATAGCCGCCCCAACTTTGAATGGGCAATGAGAAATGCACATGGTATACATGAAGAATATGCTTCAAGGTATGCCAGAATACATAAGTCTTCCAACATTCTAAATATTATTTGGAATGATAATTTAAAAAGTAAAATACCAGAAAGAAACTTAACAACCCCACCCCAATGTATGCCAGATAAATATAGATTGAGAAGCGATTTGTATGTAAAGGCATATAGAAATTATTATAAAGGAGAAAAAGAATACTTTGCCAAGTGGCAAAAAGGTAGACCACAACCACATTGGTGGCAGTAATGGAGTGGTTTCAAGATTACGGACTAACTATATTAGTTATATCTATGGTAGGTATAGCTCTAGTAATGTATAAAAATAAGTGAGGTAATATGCCCAAGAAAAAAGAAGAAATTGTTGAAGAAGAATTAGTCATACCAACAGAACTCTTGGAAAAAGATCCTGTTGAATTGGCGACTGATGAAGAAGGAATTAAAACTATAATCTCTTATCTTAAAAAGACTAGAGAGAATATCAGAGCGGCAGAAAAAGCTGGCAAAAGAATCACTGGTAAATCTGCAAGGACTAAGACCCCAGAAAAAGCAGGCGATAATATTCTAGATGTGTTGGTGGATAATGTCTAAGGAAAAAGATAAGATAGATTTCATAGGCAAGTACCACCCCCACCCCAAAGAAGCACCTAAGCATTGGCGTATGGCTCGCATGAAAGAACTTCGTGCAGAGGTTATGGCTAGACGCTTAGAAAAGAAAAGGCAATGGGGTTTAATGGAACAACACACAAAACAATGGGGGCTTTTAGTTGTGTATCTAATTGCTTTTGTTATAGTGGTGTTGGGTATGAAGGAGTTAATGTAATGGAACAACCAGAAAAATTAAAGAAGTATTTAATCCAAGACGATAAACCTAGACAAGCTATATGGGATTCATCTAGTCTGTCTACATTTTCTGCATGCCCTAGAGCATACAATCTTTCCAACCTATTGGGATATAAATTAAAACTCTATGCCCCTGTCACAGGATTTGGATCAGCAGTACATGACGGCTTCGAAGTTTTAGATAAAGGTAAACATGAAGGCAAATCTAAAGATGAGTCAGTAAATAAAGCAGTTACTTTTATTATAAAAGAATACGGCAAAGACTTATCACAAGCTGAAGATAAAGCCAGAGGTCTTGAGGCGGCAATAAGGGCAGTAGTATGGAGAGCCGAAGAATATTGGGAAGACACTTTAAAAATTGCGACCATGCCAAATGGTGCCCCCTGTCTAGAGAAAAGGTTTGAAGTTCCTTTTGGAGAGCGAGGTCATAGATTTTCTGGAAGGATAGATAAGATAGTGGAGTTAAATAATCGGTTGTATTTATGTGATACTAAAACAACAAAGGCTTCGCTTACTGATTTATATTTTAGAAACTTCCAACCAAGCAATCAAATCTATGCGTACATCTGGGCGGCTAGATTCGTATTGGGTTTAAACATTGCAGGATTTATTATTGATGCTGTACAAACAGGTGTACATTTTTGTAGATTTAATAGAAGCATATTTAATGTATCAAAAGAATCTATACTAGAATGGTACAACGATGCACAGTATCATATCTCTTTGTCAGATGCATATGCAGATAACGGTTGGTATCCTGCCAACTTTACATCATGCGGCAACTATGGTGGTTGTAAGTTCAGAGAAGTATGTGGCGAATCACCTGAACACCGTACGATTTTGTTAGAAGAAGACTTCATTCGTGACCCCCATGCTGACTTGCAAGTGGATAATGTTATTCATGTGCCAGAAAATATATTTAAGAAAAAGAAATGAGATTAATAATTTTATTGTTGTGTTTGTTAAGTTTAAGTAATTGCACATATTTTGTTGCTAAAGAAACTGCTAAGATAGTTTTAGATACTGACAAGAACCCAGAGAAAAAAGAAAAGATACTTAAGAAACAAAACCTAAAGAAAGAAGCTAACAAAAAGAAAGCAAAAGATTTTTATTGTAGTAAGATTGAAGACCCTGTGAAGTGCAATGAGTAGGGCAGATTTAAAAAGAAAGAATCACAAGGGAAGGAGAAAGATTGGTTCTCGTAAAAGAAAGAATCGCAGACGTATTAGATTAAAATTACGTGTGAGAAACAAAAGATAATTGTTGACAATTATTTTATTTGTGGTAGTATTATAAATTATAGGAGATAAGTATGGCAAGTATTAAAAATCATCAATCAACTGATGTTACTAAACTATTACTCGTAGGAGATAGTGGTTCTGGTAAGACGGCTTCATTGGCTCAGCTCGCAAATGCTGGATACAATTTACGTATCTTGGATTACGATGATGGGTTAGCTATTCTTCCAGAGTTTCTAACTGCTGATGCAGTAGATAGAGTTAGTTACGTAACGTTGAAAGACCCTATTGGAAAGGCAGATTCTTTTCGAAGGGGTGTTAATTTAATTTCAAATTGGAAAGACGAAGGAGAAGACTTCGGGCCTGTTAGTAAGTGGACATCTAAAGATGTCTTAGTCATTGACAGTCTAACCCTAATGGGTGAAGCGGCTTTGAGGGGGGCACTTGTATTTAATAACAAGAAGCCAACCGATCAAGCTAGCCAACCAGAATGGGGCACTGCGGCTCGTGATGTACAACACATCATACAATACATAACAGGTACTGAAGCACCATGTAATGTGGTAGTAACAACCCATATGCAATATATGGAAGGCGATTTGGGTGTGTCTAAAGCATATCCAACTAGTGTCGGTTCAAAGTTATCAACCAAGTTAGGTAGATACTTTAACTGTGTATGCAGAATTGATACTAGAAGTTCTAGCAAAGGAGTTGAGCGAACTTTGAGAACTGTATCCGATCATCGCATGGATCTAAAAGTAACGGCACCAAAATTAATTGAGCCTAATACTGAATTAGATTTAGCTAAGTTGTTCGGAGCAATACAAAAGAATGCTCAACAAAAATTATCCAAGAAGGATAATGTAATTAACATCAAGACAGGAGGTAATTAATGGCTGATGTAAGTGACTTTTTATCGATGAATCCAGAGGATATACCAGAGTCTATAACTTTACCAGAGGGTAGTTATGACTTTGTTATTACATCTTATCGTACGGATAAAGTCGGTGAAAACCAAAACGAAATTGTGCGTCTTAATTGTAAGGCCAATGCAGTTTTAGAATCTGATATTACGGATGCAGATCTAGAGAACTGTGATGGTACTCGATTAGAATTTTGGGCAACCAAGAAAGCACTTAGACAGGGTAACCCTGTGATTTCGCTTAAAGCTTTCCTAACAAAATCACTCGGCATGAGTGGTGTTTCGTTTGGGGAAATGCTTGAACAATCTATTGGACAATCGTTTAGTGGTATCGTTAAACACGAAATGGTTGGACGTAACAAAGATATACTTCAAGCTTCAGTATCAAGAATATTGAACAACAAGTAGTATCTTATGGGTGAGTATGCAGTTAAGCAAAGAGTCCCTTCTCAATTAAAGAAGGGGGCAAAGATAGCCATAGTCATGGACTATCCTAACTCTAATGAAGTTCGCTTGAATAAAATACTTGCAGGAGATTTTATAGTCAATAAGATTTGTAGACTAGCGGGGATACAAATTGAAGATTGTATGCTCACCCACACTATTCAACTTAAACCTGCACAAGACAACCCCCAAAATTTTTTTCACAAACGTTCTGAATATAAAGCTTTGTGTAAAGATAGTGAGTGGCGTTCTTCCTATCCGATTACCACCTATGGCTACCTCAAGCAGGAGATGGAGCAAGACTTACAACGTTTATACAATGAACTCAATGAGACAAACCCCAATGTTATTATAGCAATGGGGGGAGTTTCATTGTGGGCACTCACAGGATTTGATAAGGTAGGTATATACAGAGGTGCTGTTATTCCTTCAACTCAAGAAAGATTGAAACAGGTTAAGGTAGTACCTTCTTATAATCCTTCTGCCGTAGTTAGAAACTATGGCTTCAGAGCACACGTTTATTCTGACTTTAAAAAAGCTAAACGTGAATCAGAATTTTCACATATTAATTATACAACAAGAGAGCTATGGATTGAGCCTCAGTTAGATGACATGTATGCATTTGAATCAGAATACATACATAGAAATAATGCTGAGGCACCATTGGCTTTCGATATTGAAACAGCGGGAGGGCAGATAACGTGTATTGGATTTGCCCCCTCTTTAAATCATGCAATCGTGGTCCCATTTAAGTACAACTATTGGTCACGTGATGAAGAAGACAAAGCGTGGGCATGGGTTAAAGACTTATTGGAAGATACGAACTTAGTTAAAGTTGCACAGAATCAAACGTATGACATATCATGGTTAGCTTACAAACAGAATATAAAAGTAAGTGGACTAGTACATGATACAATGCATGCACAACATTCACTGCAGCCAGAAATGGAAAAAGGTTTGGGTTTTCTCGGCTCCATATACACTAATGAAAGTGCATGGAAAACATTAGCCAAGTTCTCTAAGAGCACAAAAGCTGATGAGTAGTGAAGCGACCACATTTTTTTACAGCAAAAGCTGTTGACGATAGGTGGGGTGAGTTAGATGCTCACGTAAGATTATGGCGAGCAACATTAGATCAACTGTTGCAAGACCTTATATACGTGGGAAGTGGTAAGGAAGATAAGAAAGCTTTTGTTACTGCATGGGAGTGGTTTGAAAACAACCATGAAGATTTTAAAATGGTGTGTGACTTAGCTGATCTAGATCATCAAAGAACACGAAAGGAATTGAAAGATTTAATAGCGAGGGTAAATGGTAATAGACATAAAAGACAATTTAAAAACAGCCGCAGAGCTTTTGAGTGGCAAAAGGGAACAGGAGTACGGAAACAAAAAGATAAACCACGATAACATTGCTGTGTTGTGGTCAGCTTATTTGGGTACAAAGTTAAGTGCTCATGACGTTGCTATATTAATGTTGTTATTAAAAATAGCAAGAACAAAATCTGGAAATCCTACCGAAGATACATACATAGATATGGTGGGGTATTCAGCTATTGCAGGAGAATTGTGTGAAGATAATAAAGAACACGGAAATAAATAAACACGATCTAAATAAAGATCAAATACTTTGGACGTATTGTGCATTGGATTGTACATTAACTCATGAGATATGGTCTAGGATACACAAAGAGTTTGATCCTATAACTAAAAGAGTTTACTTATTTGAATTAGATAGTTTAAAACCTGCAATGGAAATGATGTTGCGAGGTTTAAAAGTTGATGAAGTTAAAGTAAAAGAAAAGAAAGAAGTCTTACGTGCTCGTAGATTAAAACTAGAACGTATGCTTAATCTTTTTGCACAAGGTGTATGGGGTAAAGATTTAAATCACAATAGCCCTGTGCAACTTAAGAAAATTTTATATGAAGACTTAGGCCTACCACCTGTTGTATCATACAAAGGGGGCAAGTCAAAGATATCTACTGATCGTGCCGCTCTAGAACAACTCGGAGAATTTTATCCAAGAGCAAAGCCTTTTGCTCATACTATCTTAGCCTTACGTGATATAACTAAACAGCTTTCTGTTTTAGATTCTAAACGTGATAAGGATGGCAGGATTAGATGTTCATATAATGTAGCAGGTACAGAGACAGGACGTTGGTCTTCATCAGAAAGTCCTTGGAGAACAGGAACTAATTTACAAAATGTTACAAAGGAATTACGTTCAGTATTTATTCCAGATGATGGCATGGTTATGTTCTATGCAGATTTAGAACAAGCAGAGTCGAGAGTTACTGCTTATGTTGCAGGTGATGAAGGTTATATAAATGCATGTGAGAGCACGGACTTACATACTGAAGTAGTTAAAATGGTTTGGCCCAACTTAGGTTGGTCTGATGACCCTGTACAAAACAGAGAGCTTGCAGATAAACCTTATTACTTACACTTCACATATCGTGACATGTGTAAACGAGCAGGTCATGGTACTAACTATGGAATGTCAGCACATGCATTAGCTAAACATTTAAAAATAAAAGTTTCACATGCGACAAGATTTCAGTTGCTTTATTACGGAGGTGTGGTACCATTAGCTTCTTTAGAACGTTGGCACCAACAAGATAGAGAAGGAGGCTTTCAAGAATTGATAGACACAGGAGAGATAATAGGTAAGCTAGTAAAAATACAAGGAGCATTCCCTGGCATACGTGCTTGGCACAACGAAGTATCGGGTGAGTTAAAACAAACAGGTTGTTTAACTACACCTTTAGGTAGGCGCCGACAATTCTGGGATAGATTAAATGATAACTCTACATTGAGACAGGCTATAGCTTATGTTCCACAATCTACTATTGGGGATTTATTAAACATGGGTTTATACAATGTATGGAAAAGTGTTAGAGAGATAGAGATACTTGGCCAAGTGCATGATGCTATCTTGGGTCAATGTCCTATTGAAAGAGTGGATGAATTAATGCCTAAAGTTTTAGAGCAAATGAACAACCCTTTAGAAGTTAAGGGAAGACAAATGATTATCCCTTCCTCAGTTGAGGTGGGTCATACATGGAAGGATATGGAAACATGGAAAAAGTAAAAAGATTATATATAGAAGACGGAAAGATACTAGTAAAAGAGGGGGAATTTTCTACCATATGTACTGAGGCAGAGATAGAAGGACCTTCATTAATAAGAAACAAAGACGGTAATGTATGGATTGAAACTACATCTACAGTAGTTAAGCTTGTCCATATACCTAAAGAAAATGTCAAGTTTCTAGATGAAAAATAATGTCAAGAAATTATACAGATTACATGGAGGCATGTGTTGATGCCATTAAGAATAGTCCTATCCCTAAACCTTTTGCGAGGTGGACTGCCTTATCCTCAATAGCAGGGGCACTCGGCCGAAGGGTCTGGTTTCCTATGCCTAACTATAACATTGGTTCTAATTTATTTGTAATACTTATTGCAAGTCCTGGTCGTAATAAATCAGTAAGTTTAATATTACCTTTCTCTAAAGTATTCAATAGACTTACTACACCTGTTGGTACAACAGAAGATGATTCTAATTTCAACTCTGGTCTTGACCAATACGGTTTAAGAAACTATCCTTTATATCTTATTCAAGATAGAATCACTCCAGAAAAATTAGCAGTTGACATGACTAAAGTAACACGTCTAGATTTACGTTTAAGTAATCCACGTCAAGAACAATTCTTTGATTCGTCTATGACTTTAGTTACATCAGAGTTTGGTACGTTCATGGGCAGGAGTGAAAGATATTTGCAAATGTTTTTAACTGATATGTGGGATGCCAAAGATCAGTACAGTCACAAAACAAAAACAGCAGGTGAATATATTATTGAAGGCCCTTGTTTAAATTGGGTTGCTTGTGCAACACCAGAACAATTTGTTGACAACTTACCAGAGGATGCAAAGTCTCAAGGATTATTATCAAGAATCATTCCTGTGTTTTATGAAGGAGAAAGAATACCACAAGACTTAACACAAAAAGTTATTAGTGATAACACAATAGATAATTTAAGAAATGATTTATCTCATGTAGCTAAAATGTATGGGCCAATGACATTTGATGATGATGCATCTC